TTTAAGGAGTGCGGTGTTGACGCTAAGCTGGCTAATAATGGCGACGATTGCGTTGTCATTTGTGAACGGAGGGACTATCACAAACTTACTGGAATTGGAGCATGGTTCCGGAAGTTTGGATTTAAACTCACCTACGACCCAGTCGTGGATGAGTTTGAGAAGATCCAGTTCTGCCAGACTCAGCCCGTTTGGACTAGCAGTGGGTGGCGCATGGTGCGCAACCCGTTTACTGCTACTTCAAAGGACATGGTGTCATTGTTGCCTTGGGACTCGGAGTTGGATTTTGACAGGTGGCGAGGAGCCATCAGCGCTTGTGGCATCAGCTTGACTGAGGGGGTCCCGTATTGGCGGGCTTTCTACTCTAAATTGGGGGGGGTGAAACACGAAGGTAGTTGGAAACGTGTCAGTGATCATGGGTTTATGTTCTCTGCATTTGGATTGAAGTGCAGTGCGGACATAACACCCGAGGCGCGCTATTCATTCTGGAGGGCATTCGGCATGCTTCCAGATGAACAGATTGCGCTTGAGAAAACTGACAAACGGATCAATTACGCGGATATCACCCCCCTGACTTTTGGAGAGGTCGAACCATATAATCAGTTGTTGGTGTACAATGGCGAACAGTAAGAAAACAAACAATAACAAGACCGCTATGCGGACAAGGACCAAGGGAGTAGGCTCCAACTTTGCCACTGTTGTCAGTACTAAGACTGCAGGGGTCAATAGCGTTTCAGGTGGTTATCGATATGACTACTTTACGCTTGATCCCCTGAATGCTTACTCAGTTACTGGAGCATGCGCTAATGTTGCTGCAGCCTATGAGTTTTACAGGGTTAAGAGTTATGAAGTGGAGTTCATTCCTGCTGGCGGGCTTAATGCCGTTGGAGTGATTAATGCTGCTTACATAACAAACTCGGAGTTAATGACAGCTTTTGTGGCTGGAAGTGACGTCACTAGAGAATCCATCATGTACAACGAACAAGGCAATGAAACTTATAGCATTGCCTTGGGCGGAGTCAAACGCATGAGTGGATCAAGGGTCACTAGCCGCAAGTGGTATGCCACCAACTTTACGTTGGGGGCTACTGCTGACGACTACGATAGGACAATCGCCGGATTGCTCATCGTACGGTCTGAATATGCTTCAGGAATTCCTCCTTTTCGGATGGTCATCCGCGCAGTTTACGAGTTCACAGGACTGGGAAGGACTGGTCCATTAACGCTATCTGA